AAGTGGGCGGGGTAGGGGTTTGGGTTTGTCATGGGGCTTTCTCCGTTGTTAATTTTCAATTAAGTAACCGTTCCTCAGTGAGGAATGGTTCGGGGTTTTACCGTTGGTGAAGTCAGTGGGGCAGCTCGAGATACACAAGGGCGGCAGAAAGGGAAACGGCAGCAGAAAAGAGGGCGATTAGCAGCCATTCGTAAGGGGTTTCCTTGAGGGTGGATTCAAGGCGGTCGAGGGCAAGGCCTACGAGGAAGCCAAAAATGACAAGTTTTAGGGCGAGGAGGAGGAAGTTAGTGGGTACTAACATGAAATCCATGGGAGGCTCCTTGAGGGGCATTGATTTATAAGGGAAAAGTAATATGCGAAATAGGGGAAAAAAATCACCTATGCACGGTTTGGGCGTTTGCGGATTTGCTAAACGCGATTTGGTCAAAAGTCCAAGAACTTTTCATTTTTACAATCCGAGGTATAGGTGCTTTTTCAGGACCATTCTTCATATTATAAATATTAATAAAATCATATATTTATATATATAGGCTTTTAAAAAAGTCTCGTTTCGGGGTTAGGAACTACTAACATTTTCGGAAAATGAAAAAACCTGTATGAAAATACAGTAAAAACGCTAACAAGAACAATTCCCAACAACAGACAAAAAACTCGGGTTTGAGTGTTTTTTCCCTTGCAATGATGAAAAATCCCTGATAACGTGCGCAACACGTTATCAAAAACAAAACCCGCTTATAAGGCGGGTTTTTTGTTTCTAATCAAAAGCGTTCCTCAGTGAGGAATGGTTTTTGTTTTTGGGTTTGTCTTCCCTTGCTGACGGATTCCAGGCGCAAGCCCGCAAAAAGCCATTTGCGATCGCCTGGATTTGAATTGGAAAAAGTCCCAGGATTTTCTCACGCGCTTACCGCTAGAAGCGTTCCTCAATGAGGAATGGTTTTTGGCTTGCCAAATAAAAGACAGTCTTGTCCCTATATTTTCAAATTATGAAAACACGGTTTTCCGTTGGGCTTTATTTTTCAGCCTTGAAATAATCAAGGCTGAAAAATAAAGCCCCCTAGAATAAAGGGGGCTTAATAAAGGGGGCTTAATGAAGGGGGCTTAATGAAGGGGGCTTAATGAAGCGCTTTTTTCATGGCTGCGACCATAGCATTATCCGGCAAGGCGGCCAGTGTTTTAACCGCTTGTTTTGTCTTGGCGGTTTGTGATTTGCGGGCACTGGCCGCAATGCTGGCTGCGCTTGGCTTGCTGGCTTGCGCTTGTGCATAGTCGGCGATTATCGCTGTTGCCTCTTTTATTGATAGTGCCCCAGATTGCAAGGCATTACGTAAAGCTTGAGCGGGTGAAACAGTAGGCAAGGCTGCTGCTAATTGCTCAACAGTGGCGACTGATTCCATGCTAGGGAGTGGTGCTTTGCCCTTAGCAGTCAATTGCTTGGGGTTTGCCTTACCTTTCAGGGTTTGGGGTTTGTCGTGGAAAGTAGCAAAGCTTCCTTTTTTGCCATTGTTGGCATTGTATAAAAAGTAAGGGGCCTTATTCTCTTGCGCCAATACTGGCAGCACATGGCGCCGTAAAAGCTGATCGAATCCCTTAACCTTAAGAGCGGGGATTGTCGGCTTTATTGCAGCTAGTGCAGTGTTTAATTCTGCAATAGTCGCGCCGACCATATCGAACGCTAGGCACTGTGCGCCCTTAGCAGTGAGTAAGTTTAGCTTGTCAATGCTGTCTTGTGTCCCCATGTAAGCTGATGCAAGGGAGGCGAGAGCGCAAGCTGAACGAGTGGCAGTACTGATAGATTTAGGCATGGGATAGACTCCTGATTGATAGCATTCATCGGTGATGAATGGTTGCCAGTATGGCAATAGCAGAAAAGGGACAAGGTCGACAATTCAGCTATGTGCCAATCTTGCCCATGTACAAAGGACACGGCAAGCATTTATTTTTTAAGTAATTATACCTATAGAGTAATATCGTATTGACAAATAGAAAGTGTAATGAAATCAAGGGTTTGGAGCTAATCAAAAACCATGCCAACTGTGAGCCTGGATGCCTGGTTCAAGTTCCACGTTGAAATTGTGCAGCAAATGGGAAACAGTAGTTAAATCAATGGCTTACGACCCACGGTATACTTTTTTATAGTTGTGGAACGTAGCCTGGAAGGGACTCCCCCCTCCCCCACCAAATTTAATTTCCAATCCCAGAAATAACCGTGTATAGTTATTTCAACTAACCGGAGCTCCTCATGCTAAACATCCCACCTTACCTCGACGAAAAAACCGTCCTCGATCAAGCCTTGGTCATCCAGGCGTCCATGTACACCGGGATCGCAGGGAACCTGACCTCAGCCACAAAATCCATTGACCACCGGGAAGTGGCCAGGTTATCCATCCAGGCTTCCATAGAGTTTCATACAGAGCTTTATAAAATCTCCAAGGAAAAGGAAAAGGAGTTGTTGGTGCCAGGAGCAAGAGTCCGGTTTGTAGAGCCTATCCGTAGTAACACAGTGAAAGGGGAAGTCCTCGTGCACGTGGATACCTTGGGGCTTCTTGTCAGCCCTTGTGGGGAGCCTCAATTCGCCGGCAGCTACTTAATCGAAGTAGCCCTTACCACAGGGAATCCTTTCACAGTTATCGCCCACCCTTCACAATTCAGGGTGATGAGATGACCCCCTACGAAATCCTCGACGTCACCCCCCAAGACGGCCCCTTAACCATCCGGGCGGCCTACCGCACTCTCTGCATGCGGCACCACCCCGACCGCCCTCATAACGCGGACAACCCTGACGCTCACGCCGCCTTCCTGCGTATCCAACGCGCCTACGACCTGCTGTCGGATCCCATCCAAAAAGCCGCTTACGATGCCAATCCCTACGATCTCGACGCCGACCCCGCCGACCAATCCTTAATGACCCAAAAAGACGCTGCCCTCGAAAACGAAGCCCGGGATCTCTTGGCCAATATCTTCAATCGCCATGTGGACAAGCTGTCTCTCCATTCAGCCAAAAAGTTCGACATGCAAAAAACCATCCGGGCCGAACTCAATGACGGCATCTGCAAGATGAAAAGCCACCAGCGGCAGACCCTCCCTATTGCCAAAAAACTGAACGTCATCCGTCACCGGCTCTCACCCACGCCTTACTTGCACGAAGTGTTACGCAAGAAACGCCAGGCTAACGTCAACACCTGGGCTTCGGCTCGGTGGCAAATCATGATTGCCCGACGTGCACTCTCTATCTTGTATGAGACCAATTACCAGGCGGATCCTGAGTTGGCGTCTCCATACGCCTACTCTGACAGCATCACAATCTCGGATTCTGCTACCCGGCCGATTCCGGACTTTTTACATCAACGGAGAACTAACACATGAGTATGAAAAAACAAGCGCGTATCAGCGACTGCGGTACCTACCGCTATTGGCTGTCCCGCACCGACACCACACCTAAGTCCCTGGGGTTCCCCAACATGGCGTTTGTCATGCTGAACCCGTCCATCGCCGACCATGAGTTGGACGACCCTACCATCCGCCGGTGTATGGGATTTGCCGAAGACAACGGTTTCCACGGCATCACGGTCATGAATCTGTTTGCTTTGCGGGCTACCAACCCGGCTGAATTAAAAGGCCACCCTGATCCAGTGGGACCGGAAAACAACGAGCATCTGGCTGCCTTGGTAAAAGCCTACCCCAAAGTAGTGTGTGCATGGGGAGCCAGTGCGGATCCCCAGCGGGTAGCGGATGCCGTCAAGATTATGAAAGCCTCTAATCCTGACGTGAAGCTCCTGTGTTTCGGCACTACCAAAGACGGCTCTCCTTGCCACCCTCTGTACCTGAAACGGGATTCACTGCTGAGGCAGTGGGTGCCTAACATTTAACCTATAGGTTAAAAATTAAAAACCGCCCACTCCGGAGAACCACGTAATGGCTACCCCAACCCCCCAACCCAACAACATCGACTTGTACATTGGACCTATGGCACCGCCGTTAACCGAGCAGCTCATTCTAACGGCCATCCCAGAGGAAGCTCTCAATCACCTGCAGGCTGACCTGAACGCCGCTGCTCGCTTATCAATCCGCGGGTACATTAACGCAGGTGCCCTCAAGAAAACGCGGGAGAAGGTTCTCAGAGCCGTGCAACAACTGTTCAAGCAGCACGGGTGGAAGTCTCCCGACGAATGTGAAGCAATTCGTCGGGACCTGGAGTTTCGGGAGGCCACATTGAAAGCCTTGAGAGAAGAATCCGCCAACGGAAAAGAAGGGGGCAACGAAAATGCCAAGCAAGGGTGAACCGGATCCGATCAAAGCCGCCAGCCCGGCCGACTTAACTAAAACGGAGAAACCCATGGATACAGATCGATTAAAAGCCGCTAACGCAAACCGGGAGTCATTGGCGGCTACGAGGGCAACGACGAAAGGTATGGAGTCCCTGCCGTCGATTCATCACGTAGCTAGTATTGACATCAGAAACCAGACTGGCCGTACGTCGTTGCACCACACAAAACATACACAGCTGTTCAAAGATCAGCTGGAGTTGGCGTACGCAGGTTTTCGTCAAGCAGTGCTTGCGATCAGCCTGGCGGAAGCCGCTCGTTTAGAGGAGGAGTTCAAAAACCTATGACTTACCACCCTGATTCTTTCAAGCAGGGAACCCCTGCGTCGTACTATTGTTCCGAGTGTAAATACCGGCACAACAAAGGCAGCATTCGCTATCACGATCACTGGATGTGGCGTACGGATACGCCTGAGGTTTTGAAGGGGCGTAAGCACCTTCAACAAGGTGTTTACTTAATCGACATTTTGCTGATAGCCACAATGGTAGCTATAGTGGTTTCTGTTGGTTCCATGTGGAAAAAGAAATTTGAGGTGCCAGAAGCCCAGCAGGAAGCTGTGGGGGAGCCGGCTATAACCGCTAACTACACGCCGAACGGCATGTACGTGTGGCATGACGATCAACGTGAAGTGACATGTTACATCTACGTGGGCAGCGGTATCTCGTGCGTAGCTGATACCAAAAAGATGTTATGGCTTGCACAGAATCCGAAGGGAGTGCCACCGCAATGAAAAAATATCTTAACGGTTATTTCTTTTTTAATTTGTTGTTTATTGTGTGCGCAGCGTTTTACGGATGGCAGGGAAACTACCCCGGCGCCGGTATCTTTGTCGTTATGATATTGGTTAACGGGCTGGGCAAACGCCTGGAAGAATTGCAGATGGAAAAGTTCAGGCTGCAGCAGCGGTTGTTTCAGTATGAGTTGTTACAGCAGTTGACAGCCAAGGTGGAACCGAAAGCGCCGGCACAGGAGGGGCCTAAGAGCGATGGCCAGTAAACGAGACCCTGACATCCCCCAGTACACCCGTTGCGATCGGTGCAAGAAGCTGGTTTACTCCACGGAGCACCTACCCTTCTGTAGCCTGGACTGCGTGAAGGATAGCGCCCGGAAGCTGTCGCTGAGGGCAGCTGAGGCCCACCGGCGTATGCGGAGATCCATGTCATGACAGTATTGTTTATCACCCTGCTGAAACGCCCTCCGCCGCTCGACAAGGAAGAGGAGTTCCTGCTGCACTCCGGGTTAAACCCCAGCACTGTACCAGGCGCCCTGTCGATGCACGGATGCCCTGACCCATTCATAGAGGAGGTACAACGCCTGCTTCTGCCCATGAACCACCCCGTAGGTGGGCGCAAGCACACCTACCGTTTTTCACGAAAAGATGGTGCTGTACTGTCCTTCCACGCCATCGACATTACCCACTACCCCACCGACGGAACCGACGATGATACTTGACCTGAATGATCCACGACACGAACTGCATGCCCGCGGCCTGGTTGAAGCCCTGCGCCTAAAAAACAAGGTATGCAAGATCGACCCGAACCCACGGATGAAGCGCACCCGGGACGCCTTGACTGGCCAACCGATCAAGCCGACACCGGTGCAGAAGCTGACGAAGATGCCGTTTGTCACAGTGGATCAGATGATCAATTTCCGGAAGAAAGCATTGAAGGTGATTACGGACATGTCGTGCGACCTTTGATGAGCGCAGCGAACCAAAGCCGATGAGAGTCCTGCTTGCCTGCGAAGAATCTGGAACTTTCCGGGAAGCTTTCCGCGCTCTCGGGCACGACGCCGTGTCAGTCGATATAGAACCGGCGTCAGACGGTTCAGAATTCCACTTTCAGATGGACATCAAACGGTTCCTGGCTATCAACAGCCAACCTTTTGACCTGGTCATCGCTTTCCCACCGTGCACACACCTGGCCCGGTCAGGAGCCAAGCACTGGCACCTGAAACAGGCAGATGGGCGGCAGCAGGAAGCCATCGATTTCTTCATGTACTTCGTGGATCTGCACAGAAACATGCCGAAGCGGTTCCCCAGGGTAGTGATCGAGAACTCTGTGGGCATTATGTCCAGTAAATACCGGAAGGCAGACCAGATTGTGCATCCATACCACTTTGGAGACCCGTTTCAGAAGCAGACCTGCTTCTGGATCCATGGTGACTTGCCAGAATTGATGCCGACAGCAACGGAACCGTATGACAAAGGGGAAATGCACGTCACCAAGTCGGGTAAAGTGATGCCGAAGTGGTACTGCCTCCCTGAGTCGAAGACGAGGGGGGCGCAGCGATCCAAGTCGTTCCCTGGGATAGCGCATGCGGCAGCCAAGCAGTGGGGAGGCTGGGTATCACTCAAAAAGGGCGAGAAAGGCCACTTTTATTGAACAAAACCCGTTAAAAATGAACAAAAAGGATTAAATTTTGAACAAAACCCGTTAAAAATGAACAAAAAGGATTAAATTTTGAACAAAATTGATTGGATTCCCGTGCAAAAAGACCCTAAAAACGGGGTAATTTACCTGGTTTGTGGGCGTGAAAACAGCTCAAATCGGCCGTTCTGGAGCCGGGGATTCTACCTGGGCGAGCATACTCACCAGGCCGACGCGCAAGCGGTGGCCTCTGAGGGGCGCGACAATTTCAGTTACTCCCCATTCCATGACGCCTGGTTCTGGCCAGAGGGTTGGTATGAGTACTGTGATTTTGACGGAACGTCGTACCCGATGGCGAGTTGGCCCACGTTCTATGCCGAGGTGGAGCTGCCAGTGGAAGTCATGATGTCTTCACTGATTGCTCGTTGACACCCGACCAGCGCACCTGCACAATTCAGGGCATCCGTTATACCCTTGCAGGTGGGCTGGCATGGCTTTAGAGCGCAATCTGGTGATAGAGCAGGGAGATACCCTGACCCAGGATTGGCAGTGGGTGTCCAAAGTCGGCGAGGTACCGGTTGATTTGACGGGGTGCCTGTTGATCCTGCAGGTAAGGAAGGGGAAAAGCCCTGATTCACCGGTTTTGCTGGAGCTTTCCACCGTTAACGGAGGGATTGTTATGGATACCCCTGAAGAGGGGCGGTTCAGGATTTTTCTTTCGATGGAAGGAACCTACGGACTGACAGGGATCCCTGCTGAGCCTACGTCTTCCAGAGCTTACTACGACCTGATAGCACGGTTTGGCGAGGGCGGGGAATCACGCAAACTGCTGAAAGGTGAAGTGGTCTTTTATCGCTCTACAACCTACCTAAACTGAGGAAACCGAGATGGCGGCAGGAGAATTTTCACTGAAGCTGGGCGGCCAACAAGGCCCGCCGGGTATCCAAGGCCCGCCGGGTATCCAAGGCGCTGCCGGAGTCGATGCAGACCCAGAGACGCTAAGTAGTATTGGTACTATTCTGAATTCGGCGGAGGCCAAGGCAACGCCTGTTGACGCAGATACAGTAACTATCGGTGATAGCGCGGCTGCTGGGTATTTGAAGACGCTCACGTTTGCTAATCTGTGGACGTGGGTGCTAAATAAGATCAACACCGTCGGAGGCATTAACGCCTCTGCTATCACCAGCGGGACTATCGACGCTGCGCGGTTGCCTTATATGCGCGTCAATGTGCAGACAGGCACAACGTACACGCTGACCGATGCCGACAACGGCAGCATCATTCGGTTTACAAATGCTTCAGACATTACCTTAACCTGCAACACGGAGCAGGCCGTGCCTGGATTTAATTGCGTAATTGAACAAGCAGGAGATGGTAAAGTTGGATCTAATGGAACGGCGTCCGTTATAAATTCCGAGGGCAAATTAAAAACAAACGGTCTATCTGCTGTCTGCGGATTGACTTGCTCTGTTGCTGGAACATTCAACTTCTTTGGTAATGTATCGCTATGATGACAGGGTTATTATCCGCGGTTTCTATCGGTGGCGGAACTAATCGTCTGCGTTTCTTTGCCGATATTGGCGACTCGACAACTGCGCTTGGATCTGGTTTCCAGTGCGCTACTATGTTCATGTGGGCTTGTTATAAGACAGGAATATACCCTACACACATTCATGGATACTCAGGACAACTGACAAGCGACGTGCTGGCGGCAATGCCACACTTATACGCCTACGACACTGATAACAACCCATCTGACCCAATTTTCAGCTGGGTGCATGTGTCCTGCGGTATCAACGACACAACGGAGCTTGCAACCAATCCGACTCCAGCTTTTACTATTGGCGATACTCTGGCTAATCTGACAGCGATCAAGGATTACAACCTGTCGCGCGGGAAAGGGACAATTTTCTCAACGCTGTCGCACGAAGATCCGAGTAGCCGCCGCTCAAACATGGACACCATCAACGCGCATTTGTTTTCGCTGGCTGCAGCAAATCCGACCATGGTTAAAGTCGCTGATTATGCGTCTATTGTCGATAATCCTAGCGATCCGTTGCGTGCCGCAAAAGCTGGATACATGACAGGGCCGCACTACAAGCCAGAATTGGCGGCAGAGATATGCCAGCCTTTGGTAGACATAATCCACGATCTCGCTGGCACGAACATGCGCAGGTCTCAATATATTGGGAATCAGCCAAGCATCGTGCCCGATAGTGATTTCATCTCTAATTCCGGTACGATTTATTCAAGCGCTGGCGTTACCGCGAGCGGGGAAACCGCATGGGATGTGTTGTGCGGTTCCGGTTTGTTGGGCATAGAGCAAGGTGATTACACAGTAGAGTTTTCAAAGGAATACGTCGATGGAGAGACGCATCCTTGGCAGGTCGTTAACATCACCGATGGTGGCACAGAAGACGGTGCATATCTGCTTTTACTTTCACCACCTTTTGTACCTGCTGATAAGTGGAAGTTTGAGATGGAGGTGTATGTCAGCGATGCGAGCGCCTGCGTCGACCCTCTTTTACCAAGTGGCGCGCTGGCTGCATTCGGGTATGACATAGATGGCGTTTTAATTTTTCCAGACGGTCTTGAAGATATAGGTGGTTTGCGTTTGGGCAATGCCGGTTATGCAGAGACGCTTAATGTATTGGCTCGATCACGCACTGCTGATTTGATCGACGGTGCTGTAACAACGCGATTCTGTTTCCCGTGGTTTGTGAAAGCAGGTGCTACCGTCACGTTCAAACTTCGCAATGCTGGAGCAAGCGAAATATGATCTTTGGGTGCAAAGGTTGCGGGCAAATCATTCCCATAGAGACGTGGGTATCTGAAGGCAATTTGTAAGCGCAGGAGCGCAAGGGGTTAGGTAGTGGACATGCCACCAGCCGTCAGCCTGTTCCTGCTGACTAAACGACCCGCTTCGGCGGGTTTTCTTTTTGGGTAATTAAGCGGATAACTCTGAAGGTAATTTGTAAGAGTTCACATGCTTATACCGTTGTCGCAGAGCCGCTGCGCGGTTGGGAATAGGTAAGGAAATTAACAACCGCCATCGGGCATAATCACCACATCCAGATACCCTTGCAGGAATGCCATCTATGCAAATCACCCTTGACGAAAAGGCCAAGGAAAGCCTTATAAAAATGGCTTTAACGTCACTTTCTGGCAAGGTTATCCAGATCCGCGCAAAGCTGGGCGAGCTGATTGCCGTGCTGATCGTTACTTACATCTTGTGAGGGGAGAAGTAATGTTCTCTGGTAAAAAAGTCGGGGATTTGGTAGTGGTCTGCAGCGGCAGACCTCACTACCAGAAAGAGCGCAGAAAAATAACTAGGGTGGACCTGGATCACAATACGTTTGAAGCGGCCGGGGAAGTTTACTGCCTGAAGACCGGTGCCAATCGGTTCGTACTGCGCGGAGCCGCATTCGGAGACCGGGCTGTTTACTTGCCAGAGGGCGAAAATCTCCGCCTGGCTATTCGCGGCGAGATGATCAAAAAACTGACAGCCATGCCAGTCAGGGATTTGAAGAAAGTTCCAGACGACAATTTGAGACAGGCATTCGAGTTGCTGGGGTTCAAGCTTAACTGGTAGTTGTTTATTTAATCGAAACCAGTTATTTTAGACATTCAGGTATATACCTGTTTGTCCCCTCAATCAACGAAGGAATCAAAACGATGGCATCTATCAAAAGCAAGTTCTCTATCGGCCAGGCAGTTTCAGTAGCGAAATCCGGAAAAGCCGGCACTGTCACCAGCATCGTCGTAAACAAAGACGGTGTATCGGTCGACGTCCAGGTTGGCAATGCAAAACGCCCTTGGCGTTACGCTGAGTCCGCCCTGCAAACCCAGGCAGAAGCTGCAAAGGCAGCCAAGGCTAAGGCCAAGCCGGCGGTAGCGAAGGCGCCAGCAAAACCGGCTGAGAAAAAGGCTCCGGCAAAAGCCAAAGCCAAAAAAGCCCCTGCCAAGAAAGCTAAGTAAGTGGGACGGGTACGCCGCTTTTCAGGGTTCTCCCGCCTACGCTGGTGGTTGACTTGGGAAGCGGTGACCTCTAGCTTGTGGGGGTCTAACCCCAAACCCGAGGAGGGTGCTGAAATGAATATGAAGAAAAGTTCTCAACCAGGCTTATCTGAAGGTTTCTCAAAAAGCTTGGTCACAGATCCGCATGTACCAGGCACGGAAGTGGCTGAAGACCTGCAACCTGCGGTGGAAGTAGCTGCCGAGGCCGTCTCATTGCCACGCCAGGATCAACAAATTATGGATGCCATTCGCAACGCCATGGTGTTGGAAGGCAAACTGCAGGAAGGCCGGATCTTCCTGAACTCGCATGGCGAGAGCCATGTAGAAGTCATGAAACACATCCCCAACCAGAAGCCTGCCTCGTATGGGGTATACAAGCTTGTCTGATATAACCCCAGCAGAAGTTGCCCTCAGCTCCCAGAACCTGTCCGCTCTTGAGCGGGCGGTGCTGGAGGCTGTAGTAACCAATAAGGCACGAAACAGCGCAGAGCTGGTTGATCTGTTGGGTAACCGCCAGATCGTGATCAGCACAGTATTAAAAAAGCTTTCCGGAAAAGGTCTCCTGTTCCGGGAAAAAGACCCCACCAAACGGAGAGGCTTTAACTATGCAACAACCAAACCAGAAGGCATCGAAGACGATCATTGAAGCCATGATGCCAAGCGCCTGGGCCACTTATAAACAATCCTTGCTATCCAGTGTCATCGGGTTTATTCGGGTGATGTTTGCCTTTAGGGGCTATAACTCCGAAGGCGTTCTGGAAAAAAAGTACGGGGCTGTGACAGTTATTGTAGTGGAATCGATCTCTGTCCTTGTGTCTTTATTCAAGATCATCACATCTCTTGTAATGGTAGTCATAGCGGTATGTGCCTTCATGGTCAGTCCTATCATTAACCTGGTGATGCTGCCGTTTTACCGCAGAAAATCGGTAAAAGAGCTGACAAAGTTTATTGACGAACAGGAAGCGGAAATCGCTGCCAATAAGAAGCGGGCTGAGGAAGCTCTTGGCGGTGCTGCTTGACAGGTGAAGTTGATGTTCACGAGTTTGCTAACACGGCAGAGTCTATCGCACAGCCAGAAGAAGTAGGGTTCTCTCCGGAGGCTCTCCAGTCCTTCAATCACATCGTTGACTTGTTGAAACGTCGGCAGGTTCCTAAGAAGAAACTCCGCGAGCTGATGATTGCTATCAGTGCCAATGAAGATAATTCTGGCGACGAAGGGGAAGAAGCCTACGACGAAACTTTTGATATGGAAAAAGAAGTCGCTGAGGTTTTACGGGCGGTGAAGATACTCCGCAACTCAATGTTGAACGAATCCAAAAAAGGCTTGAAGGTCGGGGTAACCATCGGTGAGGCCAAGGATGTTTTATCCATGTCCAACTCCATGATAAACACTTTGATGAAATCCCATGAAAAGATCGTCAACATGACCAGGTACCGCGCAGTGGAACAGGCTACTGTGGATATCTTGCGGGATCTCGACGGCGACGAGAAGTTTATTACTGACCTTGAGAACTTCCAGGCTGAGGGCAAGAAAGGTGAAGGTCCGCTTATCAAATCCTTTATGGCAGCGCTAGAGTCGAGGTTGGATCAATGAGTTTACAGGGCGAGACTTTTATCCATACGTACGCGTTTCCGCCTGGAACAAAAGTCGAAGGGCCCCATGGCCCAGGCATGTTGATCGGCGTAATGCGGATGTGGTTCCGCGCTGAAACTATGTACTCCGTATTGATCGACGGGACTGATCACGATTGTTGGTGGGTGCCAGAAGATACCCTGATGACTGAAGGGGCACCCTGGAAAGTCACCCACGTTCCAGAACGTCTTCCGGATCAGTTTCCATGAGCGTCGAAACCACAGCCAATTACATGGCCAGAGTTCGGGCTGGGTTATCCCGTACAAACGACATGTCACAGGCCCCGCAGTGGATTGAGAAGAATACTTCCCACCCGGAAGACAACCAACGGCGCTGGACTTTTCTGGGGCACGAATACCAGATTGATATTCTGTCCGACACCGCAAAAGTGGTGGACGTACAGAAGTGTTCGCAAGTAGGTATGTCGGAGCTGTCCGTGCGTGGCATGCTGGCGCTGCTGGCGATGGAAAGAAACTTCACGTGCATCTACGTTCTTCCCACCGCGGGATTTGCCAGCTCTTTTACGAAAGGCCGTATAGACCCTGTTATCGAATCATCGAAATACCTTAAAGCCGCAGTGAATAAAAATGTTGATTCCACTGAGATGAAGCAGATAGGTACTTCCTTTTTGTACGTCAAAGGAACCATCGGTAAAAGCGCAAACATATCGGTGCCTGCTCAAGGACTTTTCAAAGACGAAGTAGATTTTTGTGACCAGGCGGCGTTGAAAGGCTTCAACTCACGTCTAGGCCATGCGGGTGACAGGGAGTTGCAGCGGGGATTTTCCACCCCGACGGTGGCCAACTACGGAATCAACGAAGCCTTCCTTGCGGGATCCCAAGCGCACTACTGTGTTAAATGCCGGCACTGCTTGCAATGGGTTGCCCCTAATTTTGAATTAGATGTCGAGATCCCGGGCTTCAATGGTTTTATATCCAGCTTTGAAAAAGAAGATCTCGATTCTGAAAAGGTAAGGATTCACGATGCGTTTATCCGGTGCCCCGACTGCAAATTTCCCATCGACTGGAGAGATATTTGCAATCCCACTAAACGTCAATGGGTTCATAAATACCCCAACCGTGAAAAGCACAGCTACCAAGTGTGCCCGTACGACGTTCCCAGCATAAACCCTATCGGTAAAACGCTGTCTCAGATGACAGAGTATCAAACCAAAAAAGATTGGGTTAATTTCAAGTTGGGCTACCCTTACGAGGATTCCCAAACTTCATTTCTGGAAGCCATGATATTGGCTAACAAGGTTAGGAGATCGTTGACGATCCCCTCCATGGACGATGCGGCGGAGAAAAATCCGCAGGTACTTTGCCACAATACATTTGTGGGTATCGATATAGGCAAGACCAGCTGGTTCATTGCCTTGAAAGAAGATGATCAGATAGCCGGGAAGTTAAATATTGTTTATCAGGAGAGGATTCGCCAGGATGGCAACGACTACCTGTATCGCCGTGTGAAGTACCTCGAGAAGTGCCTGGGGGCAGTTAATGGCGTAATGGATGCCGGCCCTGACATCAGTACATCGAAGAAGTACAGCATGAACGGCAACATCGGACAAACATGGGCTTGCTACTATTCCAGGAAAGGAAAGGACACCCTCGAAATTATCGAAATGAAAGAAGAGGAAGGCATTGTCCGGGCGGCCAGGACGGAGACGTTAAACGATTTGGCCGCTGAGGTTAATGCCGGGCGGATAGGATTTCTTGACGACGATGACTTCCCCCTGGTTCGCCAGCACTTGGGGGCTTTGAAGAGGGTTGACAACATAATCGAGGGGGAGCAGATTTCCAAGTGGGTTAACACCGGTGACGACCACTATGGGCATGCCCTTAACTATGCCCGGATAGCTTATCTGGTGGCCAAAGCCCGTGTCGCTGAGCCGACTGCTCCACCTGTACTTCCTATGGCCGGCGGGGTAAGGATGCAGACCCGGGAGATCGACATGTCAAAGACGTTTGCCCAGCTGTTAAATGGCCCATTGTTAAAGTAGACTTCAGCAACTGAATCGAGGGAACTCTCTTGGCTGCCAAAGAACAGACTACACAAATGCCCAAGAGCATCCCTAATAAGGTGTCTGCTCAGACGCCTGCGTCTGTTGTTCCTGACGGTCAAGCCCTACAGAAAGATTCTTTCAGTACCCTGAATGCTACCGTCCAATCGTTGCGCAGCCAGGGCCAGGTCCCGGAAGCGATCCGCCAGTTATCCGCCTTTGATGGAACGACCTCCTCGGCCATTTTTGATTTCGTAGAAGTGGCGCATTCACAGTATCAGATTGCTGCTTACGACCCAGTCACTCACGTTTACAACCCACAGGCCACCGCGCTGGTGCAGTCTTTCATCTCCAGGATGAATAACCTGTACGACTATACGCAGGGTTACTCTGATCGGCTGGCTCTGGACACACTGATCGAGATGAGCTTGCTGGAAGTAGTGGTGACAGGCGCTTGCTGCCATGAACTGGTACTGGATAAAGCCCGCTTGCCGGACAGCATCAACATTTTCGGGTATGACACCCTGATCTGGAATAACAAAAAAGGTAGCCGGTACCCAGTACAACAAGGTACCACTGGCCTTATTCCATTGGACTTCCCCACCATTTTCATCACTGAATCTCACCGGTTTGCGCGGAAAGGCAACTCCCGTTCGATGATGGAACCTGCCATTTCCGGATCCTGGTACTTCAACGAGTTTGTGGAAGACATGCGCCGTACTTTGCGCAGTCAGGGTAATAGCCGCCTGGTCATCACCTTGACCACAGAAAAAGTCATGGCCTCCGCCTCGCCTGAAACAAAGGCTGACCCTAAGCTTTTGGCCGATTACTTCTTGCAGGTCAGGCAGCAGGTAGAAGACGTAGTGAAAGGGCTGGCACCAGAAGATGCCCTGGTCATGTATGACACAGCTGTGGCCAGCACTGTCAAAATGCTGGGCGAGAAGTCTGATTACGTGCCTTTGCTGCAGAACTTGTCCGGGGCTCTGGCAACCAGCCTTAAAACGCACCCCTCAATCCTTGGCTTGCGGATGGAAGGTTCTCAATCCCTATCCAATACTGAGAGTTTGATCTTTTTGAAAGTCGCCCGGGCGATCCAGAAACCGGTTGAAACGAACCTATCGCGTGCTCTAACTTTATCATGTAGGCTTTACGGTATCGATGCTTACGTGGAATTCAGGTTTGATTCTATCAACCTGCGCCCAGAAGATGAGTTGGAAGCCTTTAAGACAATGAAACAGGCTCGAATCCTGGAGCAGTTGTCGTTAGGGTTTATCACTGATGACCAGGCAGCTCTTGAGCTAGGTAATTGGTCACGCCCAGCCGGGGCGCCAACCCTGAGCGGTACTGGATTCCAGAAAAGTACAGTAGTTAACGCGGGGAATGCTTCCCCGAACGCAGATCCACAAGGGCGAGCACTACAGCCCCCAACCCCGTCAGCTGGCGGTGGGAGTAGTAACAAGTGAAACTAAAAGGTGAAGGATTCTGGCTCGGCTCGGTAGACAGCTACCAGCATGCCCAAGCCCAGGCGCTTAAAAAGTTTGCCCCTATCTCCCTGCGGGATATGGCTGCTCACAAGGCAGCCCGAAGACTTGGGAATGCCCCAGCGCTGGATGGCGGTTACCTTGCCCCTGATGATGACGAGGAGAATGGCGAAATTGAAATGGATGACGGCCAGGACCAGGTCGACTGCGAGCACATGTGCTGCGTTAACAATGGCATTGGCATCATCAAGATAGACGGTACCTTGACCAACGACTACAGCCCTTACAACCAGTATTGCGGCGAAGTATCGTACGACGAGATCGCTTCTGCAGCCTTCTGCATGGCGAATGACCCCTCAGTAGTTGCCGTTGTACTGGATATGAGCACCCCAGGCGGGGATGCCAACGGCATCGATCGCGCTGCCAGTGCCCTTGATGCCTTGGCGGCATTAAAACCAGTCTTTACCTATACCGCCTCTGAAATGTGCTCTGCCGGATACTGGCTGGGCTGTTCTGGCCAACAGATCTGGGCAGCCCCCTTGTCCACTGTCGGCAGCATTGGCGTAGTAGCTATTCACAAGTCCTACCAGGAAAATATGGCTCAGAACGGCATCAAGGTCACTGTGATGCGCGAAGGCCAATTCAAAATGCTGATGAACCCTTTCGAGGATTTGCCTGCTGTAGCCAAAGAAATGATGCAGGCGCAGATGGCCATCATCTATGAAATGTTCCTGGGCCGGATTTCAGATAAACGCAAATTATCAGTCGCTGTCTTGCGGGAAGGCCCGGCTCAAGGCCAAACCTTCCTTGGCGTACAGGCAGTGCAACAAGGATTGGTGGACCAGGTGGGTGACTTCACTAAACTGGTCAATCAGTTGAGAAGTAGGTATGCTTCTCAGGCGGTCGGGTTTACCGGCGACTATCAAGCTTCTCAGAGAGGAATGTCTATGAAAATTTTCCACCGTGGTGGCAAACAGTTTGCCCTCAACGCCCGGGGTCAGGCAGCCGTTGCGGCTGGACTGTCAGAAGACCAGGCTGCTGAGTCAGAAGAATTTTTGGAAGAGGTTCAGCCAGAAGCTGAACTGACGCCTGAGCAGAAAGAAGCAGCTGACAAAGCGGCGGCATCAGCTGCTGCTGCGGAACAAGCCGCAGCTGATGCCGCTGCCGCTGAAGCAGCAGGCACTCAGTCCCCAGCGGCTTCCGCTGACTCTGGCACTGTCATGCAAATGACTGATCGCCTGGTCGCCGTCTCTACTGAGAAGGCACAGTTGGCAGCCCAGTTGGCATCTGCCAACGCAAAAATTGAGATGCTGGAAAATAGCAACAGCGGCTTGAAGCGCATTGCCATGACCAGCATCAACCGCATGGAAGTGGCCATGAATATCGCTACCTCCAAAACGGAAGATTTTGATAGTGACTCAACAATCGTTGCCAAGTTTAACCGCTTGGAGAGTGATTTTAACGGTCGCTTCAAACCAGGGGCTAAAGCAGAGCATTCGAGCGAGGAAGCACCACGTCTGGTAGGTACGGCTACCAAGGCGCAAGATTCCGCGGTTGGTACTGCTACCAAGAACCTGACTAAGATCGGCTGATTTTTGAAGCCGAAACCCTGAAATCTCTTACGAGGTATATGTAATGTCAAAATTTGCTTTCAACAAACAAGTGGATTTGGACCGTGCCGACATTATCAGTGCCGCTCTCGGTGCTGCTGCTGGCGAAGCATGGGGCACCGCTGATATAGGTAAGTTGGTAGTTCTTGAAGCTGGCTCAGTTGACGCCAACTACAAAGCTATCGCTGATGGTCTGGATATCGAAGCGTTCATCATTTCGGTTGAACCTGTCACCGTAAATAGCGGCTTCAAGTTCGGCAGCGTTCAGAGAAACGGCCGCGTTTGGGTTGTTAATGCTGATGCTGGTGCGCTTGCTGTAGGCGATTACGTTGTGGGCGCAGCTCAAACTGTGGCTATTGGTACAGCCGGCAAGAGCAAGGTTAAGAAGGGCGCGGGTGTTGCGTTCAAATGGCGCGTCATTGCACTGAAAGTAAATGGTGCGATTGGCGATGAAGTACTCATTGAGCGCGTTTAATAGGAGCCCGCCGATATGCAAGAATCTCTCATGATGACCAAGTTCAAGATGCGTGACCTGAACGGTAACCTCGTTGAGGTTCCTTTCCACGCAAGCGAATACCAGAAGGCAGCTGACGCTAAGCTCAGCCTGACCCAGTATCTGAGCCAGAAGTATGGCCACGAAACTGACGAAGGTAAGTTCGGCCCAGTAGTAAGCCAGTTCATGGCTTCTGCCAATATGTTCCTGGGTTCTGACCATGCCACTGGCCTGCGTTCACCAAGCATGAAGGAAATCGTCAATGACGGTATCCAAATGTCAAACGTGATCCGTAACGACGGTAGTGACCGCAACTCTGTTGCTGGCCGCTTGCTGTTCCCTGAAATCATCATGCGTACCATGGAAGCCAATCTGATTGGCAACTACGATGATTTCATCGGTGGCTGGAATGGCATGATTGCGATGACTGAGTCGATCAACGGCCCTATCTTTGATCAGCCTTTGATTCATACGCAAGCTGCTGAAGCAAACCGCGCTAACCCCATCTCGCAGTTGTCTATGCCTGATGTGATGATGAGCATCACCACTTCAAACGTGCCACGCCGTGTGCTGACTCGTTCAATCGGTGTGCAGATTTCTGAAGAAGCACAAGCTGCTACTTCACTGCAGCTGGTTAACCTGGCAGTGGCTGCGCAGTCTCGTGGTGAGCGCGTAGCTCTGATCGAAGAAGACATCGCTGCCATCTTGAATGGCGACGTTGACCGCAGTGCTGAAGGCGCGTTGCCTACTTTCAAGGCTAACACCTTGGATGCCAGCATCATTGCAGCAGGAAAAATGACTCACCTCGCGTGGATCAAATACCTGCGTACCAATTACCGTTTGCGTAACATCGACCGCGTTGTTTGCGACCTGGCTACTGCCATCGCAATCGAAGGTCGCTCTGGCAAGCCAACCCGTGACACTGTGTACTCACCAGGCTCTAACATTGGTGTGGACATGACTATCGACAACCTGGCGATCAATGCACCTCGCGTGTTGATCGTAGATGACGGTGTGGTTCCGGCTAACACGGTGATGGGTCTCGATAGCCGCTACGCTCTGCGTCGCGTTATCAACGTCAATGCCCAGTACAGCGCTGTTCAGGAGTTCATCCTGCGTCGCGGTTCTGGTTTCCGCATCGATTACGGCGAAGTTACTCATCGCTTGTATGACCCTGCGTTCAGCGTAATGACCCTGACTCTGTAATAAGAGCCAGCGGTTCCCTAAAAACCGCCCAGTCCACCAGGGCTGGGCGGTTTTCTTAAATCTGGAGTAACACATGTCTAAAAATACCCCACAAGCACCGAAGAAAGAAGAAGCCCCCGCAGCCGAGGTAGTTGTGGCTCCTGTAGTTGACGCGACAGTTGTTGATACAGCTGAAGCCCCCGCCGCCCTTGAAGGACTGCAAGATGCAGACGACAATGGCCTTTCCCCTACTGTGGAAACCCCGCCTGAAGTGAAAGTAAATCTGGCGGATGATGGCACAACGAAGTTTGTGACCACAGATGTCATTCGGGTGAACGGCGGAACCATGCGCGACCCTGACACTAATATCACTTACACTCGTGGCATCCCCACCTACGGGAATGCTTATGAAGGATCCTGGCTGGAAGTACAAATCCAGGCTGGCTTCATTAAACCTTACGAGGCGTAATCCATGTCCTTTGCTATCACACCGTACACTGACACCGACAAGATTCGGGCTGCCCTTGGGGTAGATTCGGTTGACGTCGATGACCAGGTGTTGGTGGATATGCAGCTTGGCACTGAGTTGATTCTCGACTTGAACTCCTGGATACCCGGTTACACTACACTGACCGGGTTTTCAGCCGACCTATTGTCGCTGTACGCTGCTTCATTTTGCGCTTTAAGCGCGATTCATGGCCGTGAGCTTCTATACCCACAGATGTTCAAGGACGGAAAAGCTGAATCTCGTCGGTTCGCCCTGGACCTGGAGAAAGTAAAGGACAATATAGCCATCCGTCTGGCTGGCATCAAAAAGGCGCTCATTACTGAGGAAGGTCTGACGGTTGCCGCGGAGACTGTTTCAAGTTTCATATTAGGCAGCGCCCCTCCGAACTATGACCCTGTAACAGGGGCTTAATATGCGCCTTGATCGCGCTATCGCCAAGTTTGCCAAGAATGAAATTTGGGGTTGGAATCATGGCAGGCAGTGCTTTGAGTTAACCGGCAAGAAAGGCTCACTGCAGGTCTATGACCGGTTCATATCCGACCGCACATTCGGTACCAAGAAACGTATCCTACTGCTACCCAGGCAGGATTACGTGCCTTCCCAGTACGACTACATCCGTATTGGTGACAGCGTTGCCCGGTTCATGATGGACTCCCTGAACGAAGACGTTTATTCAAACGGGCCTTATGCCAACACCTACCTGCTGCGGGAAGCTAAATACCGGGTAGAGATAGGATCTTTTCGCGGTGAGCAACGCGCTTCCGGCTTCGGTGGGAAGAAAGAATTCGTTGTCGATGTGGAAGTATTTGGGGATTACGAACGCTATACAGGGACCAACTCCACTGAATTCAACACGGTGGATTACACCGTCTCTGACATTTTCCTGCCACTTTCAGTGGATATCGATAGCACAAAGGTACTCCGCATAGACGGGAAAATGTACGAGGTCTCCGAGGTGGCTCGAGTCAGCAATCTGTTATGGGTTCGCGGACAGAAGTTGGCCGAGGATAATTTGGTCACCGTCAAGCAGGGGAGAATGTATGAGTGCGACCTGGCTAATCGATGGGATAAAGTTGACCAGGCGTTTAGCGTCGAGGCTGTACCTTTCCCACTGCAATTCTCCAGGCCTTGCCAGAGTTTGATGTTGGAGATTACCGACGGAGTTAACTCTACAGGTATGATTGGGTTGCTTGGATTTGGGGCAGTAATCACCGGTATGGACTGTGAGATGGCGCTGTACGATGCCAGCAATAACCTGTTGGCGCGTAGCGACAGTAATTCACTGCAGTATGACCAGGCCCTCAGTCGCCCTTGCTACCTCGCCGTGGTACCCTCCTATTTTGAAGAATCCGGTACTGCTTCAGTGACCTTAGCACTGCCGCCGGCTCCTTGAGGGAATCCTTGTGTCTGACTTACTTTTTGAACTGGCACTGAAATCAACCCTGGACTACCTGTGCGGTGAGGTAGCCGACCAGATTCGCAGCTCAGGGGATCCTGAGTTATCGGACATCAAAGCCGACGGCCTGGACAACCTGGTCACCATCGACGCCACTACAAAAAACAAAGACCCGGCTATCCTGTGGCAGATGGGGCACTTGCGCCCTGCCCCCTTGGCACCTTTGTTTGAAACCAGTTTTTCCGTAGGGGTTAAGACCACAGAGGACGACGCCAACTACGTGATGTCAAAAGTAGTTTCCTTGCTGGCCAACCAATTCAAGGTATCCACCGACTTTCAGATATTTGATTACTCGGTAAAAGCGTCTGACCTACAAGGGCAGGAACCTCTTGGCGTCCTTCTGCTAACAGACGTTTCCAGCTCTCCTATGCTTTTTGATAATCAGTCAGGATTGAAGCTGCTGGATGTCAAAGCCAAAGTTATCCAGTACCTGTAATGGCTACAGCACCCCCAAAAATACGGGTGACCAACAAGTTGGATATCAATAAGTTCATCCGAAAATTGGCCAACCAGGAGTCGGTTAACAAAGCTGTCCAGAAGGCTGTGTTTGAAAAGGCTACTGAGAATTACAAAGTCAGCTACGAAAAAGCTTATAAGTCATTGGTTAGGCAGATACTGCGGCATTTGCAGAATGGGTTCCCGGGGGCCCCCGCGGGCGGCAGCATTTCCATAGCGGTTGAGAACCCCTTTACAGGTGGTTTCCAAAGTTTTAGTACGAAGTGGGCCGCCTTTCACCCTGACTACGCCAACGAGAAAAGACGGGCATTCCACGGGGCGTCTCGTGGGTTTTCAACCCCTAAAAGCAAATCAAGGGCCAGGACTTCGGACGATACTTCCTTGAAGTTTTGGGTGTTCAGAAGAAACCTGGCAAACGCCGCGATGAGTGCCGAAGAATTAAACGAGAGCCTGGCTACGGTCGAGTTACAACGTAATTGGGTAAAAAAGAATGGGGTACTTGTAAGTGGTAGAAACAAGGCTACAATCAGGTATTCCGTCGGACTTCGGTTCGGCAAGTTTCAAACTCCATTTGATGATATGGTCCGTAAACCCTTCATCACTGGATTGAAAGAGAAGTCCCGAGTGTGGGATGACAGCCCAGGTACCAGCGCGAAAAGGGGCGTCCATGTCCTTGCTTACGTTGAAGCCAAACGGCCGTTTATCGTGGATCTCAGTGCTTCTGTCGGCAAAATGGTGAGGCAACGCCTCAAGATGAATTAACGACTTTGAGGAGTCAAAATTATGTCACTTGGACAAGCAAAGACAAACCGCTTTCAGATCGGCACTGCGGAACTCCGCATTGGCCCTTTGTCTGCTGCCCGCAAATTGACGCAGGCGCATTCCGTAGGTCTCATCGACGAAGCGAAGGTTGCCTACTCGCGTGAAGTTGCTCAGTTGATGGGCGGATTCCCGAAGAAACTGGTTGACGAGACTCCCATCTCTGAAGCCACCACAATCACCGCCACTTTGCGGGAATACTCTCGCAAGAACCTTGGCATCCTCCTGGGCAAGGGAAATTTGTCTGCAGCGGTAGACGTTAACTCTATCGCTACTGGCGCAATGACCGGCGCTGCAGCGACACCTACCATCCCTTTGACCTCTGCCACTGGTTTCGCTGTTGATGACATCGTGACAGGCTATGTGGTGGGCCGCCCTGAGTTGGTGTTTGTTGGTTCTGTACTGACCATCGTAACTAACGACGTGGATATCACCCCTATCGACGCTACTCTGTACGCCGATATCAACTCTGCCATTGCTGGCGGGGCTGATTTGAAAGTGTTCAAAGCAGCAACTATCGCTGTTGGGGATTTGCCTCAAACTGAGTACTTCTCAGCCTCCTTGGTGCAGAAAGATCTCAAAACCGGCCGCCCGATCGTTTTCAACTTTTGGAAAGTAAGCTCCAAAGGCGGAATGGATTACGGCACTAACGCCAGCGACTACGCCTCCACTGAATTGTCTCTTGAAGTTCTGGAGCCGACGGCTGCTGACTACGCCGTCGGCGGAAGCCTGGTCCACTTGGCTGCCGTTATTCCTACCACTCCAATGTGGGAAATGGTAAACAGCGCTGACGTAATCGTCTAACATACGCTGGACGGTTCGTGAAGTACAAAAGGCCGGCTATGCCGGCCTTTTGTTATTTGGGGGTTTATGGAAAGCACGATCTTCTACAAGAACGCGGCCAGGACCAGGGTGAAAGAAATCCCCCTGACTTTCTTACTGATAGAAGTTCTCGGCCTCATGCAGGAGTCTATTGATGAGCTGGGGGTGTACGACACACTCACTATCGCTTTGAGATGGGCTGGGTTGCTGACAGAAGGAGAGGAACTGACAGAAGGCCAGGCGCATGCCCTTCTGGATAGGATTAACCAAGGAGCTGAGCAGGGGGGAGGGGAGGAACCCCGTAGCCAAGCGCCCCGCAGCACTAAGAGAACCTTTGCCTCTGAGTTCGTGAAAACCTATGGAAAGATGTCCGTGGCCGACAAGTGCCTGTATGCCGCCGGTTATGATTTTGAAGTAGCCAGGCAGCTGTACTGTGTTTACGATAAGGAGCTATCAGAGGAAATTATCAAGAGCCGATTTGATGCCGACTTTGCCAGGATGCAGGTTAGCTACGAAGCTGTAGTATTTGGCATGGGCGGATCTTTTGGCGGTTCAAGCAGCAATGCCGACGTGGGGGAGGTCACTGACTTCGCCCCGGATCCTGGGGACAGTAACTACATCGATGCAGCCCAAAATTTTGTAAACATGCAGCATTCATTCCGAGGCCGGAAAAAATGAAGACAGGCGGAAACAACGGGTATGACGCAGAGTTAAGTATTGGCGCCACGATTGACGGCGGCCAGCTGCAGAAGGATCTTGAGAAAGTTTTTAGCAACCTGCATGTATCAGGTCCCATGGCTAAGAAGGCCGGGGATCTGGGCAAGGGATTCCTGGATAATGCTTTCTCAGGGGATGGAGTCCGTCGGCTAAACGAGCGTATCGCCACAGTCAGCACCAGCCTGCGAAAATTGGATTCGTTGGTTGACGAGGCCCAAAAGCGCGGGGCTGAAGGTAAAGCTACGGATCTATCTGGGTTTCTGAAACCCTTTGATCGCCTAGTGTCAGGACTAAGTACTGATGCCGACAAGATGTCAGCGGTTCGTCGGCACTTAATGAAGGAGAAGAACGAGCTCCAGAAAGTCGTCGACTCCTTTCAGTCCCTTGCAAATAACGCGCCAAAAACCTCCAGAAAGTTAGAGGCGTTTTCCGCTCTGCCTGATGAGAAAAGGATCAAGGTAAACGAGCGCAACCTGAAAGAGATGTCTAACCAACTGGCAGCCGAGAAGAAGTTGCTGGAGGACATGCGGAACTTGCAGAAAGCCGCGAGGGAAGCCGGATTAAAAGGCGTTGCCGCTGAGCTAGGCGGAAGGCTCCCAGCACAAGCCGCTAAGGTGCGTGGGTATGAGTCTGCCCTTAACCTTCCTGCGGCCCAGGAGCGTGAGCGGAAGCGTTTAGAGAAGCAGATCCGTGACGATGCCCAAGCAGTGGCCAAGGCCAGGCAGGATGCGTCAAACCAAAGAATTAAGGATGCCCAGAAGAACGCTGAAAAAGAAGCGCAGGCTGAGAAGAAGGCCGCCGAACTCGACCAGAAAGCGATAGCCGATAAGGCTGATGCCATCATAAAAGCCGAACAGCAAGCCCGTGCACGTATAGCCGCCGAGAAGGCTCTGGGTCGTAAGTTCTCAGTAGAGAGGGCTGCATTCCAGGGCGCTGACGTTGGCGGGGTTCGTAACAAAGAGCTCAGCGTAGAAAACCTGAAACACCGGGCTGAACAGTTGCGTCTCGGCGTTGCTTGGCAGACCAAGATGGTCGACTTGCAGAATAAGCTCGTGCAGTCAGAGGAGGCTCAGGGAAAGAATGCATCAGAGTTACTGAGGGTATTAGGGCAGGAGCAGTACACCCTTGCGCGGATCAAGAAAGAGCACCAGGACGTTAACGAACTGTACGCTGCCAGGGTAAAGGCGGCTAATTCCGTTTCTGACGCAGAATCCCGGGCGGCGGTACGCGGTAGAGGTACAGACCTTCGCTACAGCGCTGGGCGGGATGTTGTCGGCTCACGAGGCGGCCCAGGAGCTTTCAGTTCTGTTGGGCTGAACCTTGAACAAGCCAAGCAGGCGTCCCAGTACCTTAACCGTCTGGTAACCTTGGCTGAGCAGTACCGTAACAAGCTGCACCTGGCAGGAGCTGACACTAAAAAGGCCGACGAACGCTTGAAGGCGTTGGCCAGATCCGCTAATGAAGCGGCGGCTGCCGTTAACAAGCTCCAGAAAGAAGCTGGCGACCGTTCCGGTATGCAGCGCTTTGGCATGGAGCTGGGATCCACTATCAAGAACTTTGCCAAGTTCGCTTTAATATACCAAGGCCTGTACGCAGTCCTTGGTTACGTTAAAAGTTTGGCTGGTGCCGTCTACGACCTGAATACCCAGTTGGCCAACATGCAGGCCATCACGGCGGAGAGCACACGCTCTATGCAGGGCATTTCCACGGCCATCCTGGATACGGCCACCAACTCACGGTTCTCCGTCGCAGAAATGGCCGAGGCCGCAAAGGTTATTGCGCAGGCCGGTAAATCTGCAGAAGAGTTGCCGAAGGTATTGAAGGCTGTCAGCGACTTCGCGTCCGGCACTGATACGAACCTTGCCACCTCCGCTGACATCATCACGTCTATCGGTGAAGTGTATAAAGACTTGTCTGATGCAGATATTGCCAACCAGCTGACCAAAGCGGTCAATATCTCGAAACTGAATGGCGAGGATCTTAAAACCATCCTGTCTCTGGGTGCCCAGGTAGGGGAAGGTTACAACATAACTTCAGAGCAGATGTTGTCAGCCGCTTCTGTCTTGCGTAACGCGGGTATCAAAGCCTCCACAGTAGCCACTGGCTTGCGCCAGGCGATGGTGGAAGTGTTCAACTTGCAAGACAATTCTGTTAAAGCGTTGCAGGAACAGTACGCAAAAATCGGGCAAGACCTGACTGGCGGGCAGATAAAAGCCAAGTTCTTCAACTTCTCAAAAGAAGCGGACCCTCTGCTGGCAGTCTTGCGCGAATTGAAAACTTTAGGCTTTGGCGCTGGCGGTGATTTCACGTTGGGAAGGGCGTTCGATATTCGAGCCTTAAACGTACTGAAAGCCCTGACTGCCAACACACAGGATTATTTGAAGCTGCAGAAAGAAATCACTTTCGGGCAGCCTGCTGCAGAAGCTGCGGCTACTTCGATGAATTCTTTGTCGGCGCAGCTGACAAGGTTTAACAATATCCTGACAGCGATGTTTGCCCAGGATGCTGACGGGTTCTTCAAGAAGTTTGCCGATGGGATGAAGACCATCAACGACTACATGGACAAGCGCCGGATTATGAAGGCGGAAGAGGAAGCCGCTGCTGGGGTATCCACTAATCCGGAGCAAACTTTCGGCCAGAAGGTGAGAGGGGCCGCAGGAGTCGTAGGACAGACTCTCTTGGAAAGCACGGGTATTCTTGGCTATGGGTACGGAAAATACCTGGAGAAAACCCAAGCTAAAAGCACCGTGTCTGATGAGACTGCACAAGCTCAGGGGTTGGTGGCACTCGATGCCGCTAACGTAAAACTGGAAGAGCTGCGTAGCAAGCTAGATGCTTTTGATCCCACCGTTAAAGAAGGCGGTATGGGTAAGTTCATTGCCACTTACGAAGAAACCCTCACTAAATTTGCCGACTCTATGAGTTCCACGTTTGAGGGGACTGACACTGATATAAAGAAATTAGCCAGCCTTATTGAAGCATTCGGCAACGAAACAGATCGAGGCAAGAGACAGGCTATTCTTGCTGAGTTGCAGCAGAGTGTCGCTAATGGCGAGCAGCTTGATGAAAACGATATCAAGGAGATATCTAACCAAATTGAGGAAATAAAGGCTACCTCAGCGGCTGCTGTGGATAACTTCAAAGCTTTCTATACCAACCTCCAAGAGGTTGCTTTGAAGGGAGGGGAAGCTGGGGCTCTGGCAACAGAGCAAATAAAAATTCTCACCTCCCCGGAAAATATCGAAAAGCTACAGCAAATGCTTCGCGGTGGGTTTGGTGAGGATAGGGCTTCAGCCAACGTCAAGGCTATAGCTGAACTGACCGGGGCCGTTTCTGTTTCCACAAGAAAAGCTGTGACTGATCAGATGGCGGCTATGGGCGACCTGATGGCGCAGCAGTACGCCAACGAACTGGCGATAGCAGCAGCTCTCCCTGACGGGCAGGCTGAGGCCGCTGTCGAGCATGTAACTAATAAATACATGGCTTCTCTAGCAGCTATGGGGTCGGAAGCTGCTAGCAGCATATTCGATAAGTTACGCAACGTAGCTGTTACCGGCTTGTCAGAAGGGGGGTTCCTTTCCAAGATTTTTTCAGCAACAGGTAGCGGATCTGCTAGCAAAGTTGCTGCTAACCTGAATCTTTCCCTGATACCAAAGTCAGGCGGGCAAGGGAAAGGAATTTTTCCAGCCGCTACTGGGGAAGATAAATTCGCAGAAGCTAAACGTCTTCAGCTGGAGGCGGAGGCAAAAGTAAAAGCAGATAAAGCACAACTAGAAGCTGACCTTCGCAAACCTGTTGAGGCTAAATTATCTAAACAGGAGTTTGTTGCCGACCCTTCGGTAACTGCCCGGGCTAACGAGATCGATTTTGAAATAACAAAGCTGCAAAAATTTGGCGATGCTACGGGCAGGGCAGCCGACCTTATTAACGAGAAAAACGGCTTACTCGCTGCAGAAAAGAACCGTGAAATAGCTAATGCCCAATACAACTTAAAAGTTGCTGAGCAACACGGCAAGAAGTCCGAGGAGTATCAGAAAGCTGCCGCTGACTTGGCAGATAAACAACTCGACCTACAAAAAGTTGAGCTGCAGTCCAAGGAAGAATATCTCGACAACATGCAGAAGTCTGCTGTTAAAGAGATGGGGATGTACGACCAGCAAAAGGCCTCCATCCTTGCTGCGGGCGACGGGTTTGAAGGTCTTGCAGAATTAAATAGCCAGTACTTATCCACTCAGCAGAAACTGATTTCTGAGATGGAAGACTACATGCGCAACACCCTCAACATGACTGAGGAGGAGATTCAGAAATACATTGAATCCCGCCCGGAGTTGAAGAAAGGTTTGTTGGCTGATAAGGATATTAGTGGGGTAACCAAAAAGTACGACGCTGCCACGAAAGCTGCCGAGGCTGCGATACCGAAAACTGCCACTACTGGCGACCCATTGATGGATGCCAAAGCCCGCGCAGGCTTAGGGTTCACTAATGCGGAGAAAGCCAGGTTCGCTGGGTCAAAATACTCTGGAATACAGAATCAGATAGCCGTCAGCCAGGATCAGATATCAGGGCTCCAGGCGCTACTCCCTGCGGCAAACGAGGCTCAGAAAGATCAACTGACTGCGATGATCGAGGAGCGCACTGCAAGCATTCGTGACATGAACACGGAGATCGATGACCTAGCCGCTGAGATAGAAGATTTTTCATCCACAGCCGCCAGTGAGTTGGCTTCAGTTTTCAATGAGGAAGGTATTCGCAAATTCACCACGGCCTTGGAGTCTAGCGGCAACGCCCTCAAGGATTGGGGCGATAACATCCGTGACAGTTTGCTAACTGCTTGGGATTCTGTTGGTGACGCCATTGCCGGTGCAGTTCTCGAAGGCGAAGACTTCGTCGAATCGATGAAAAAGATTGCCCGGGATCTGGCGAAAGAAGTTTTCACGATGACCACCAAGAACATGATGAACAATGTGTTGCTGGGTGCGATGACGGGGAGTTACGGTGGCATCGTTCCTGGGCAGCCGACTGCCGGGGCTCCAGGATCCCCTACCACCCCCGCCACCCCGGCTGCGGGTGGGTTTGTTTCCACTGTGGCTTCTGCCTTAGGCATCCAAGCGCCAGGAGCGGCACCAGGCGCTGCAGGAACCGCAGTCTCAACCATGACTGTCAATGCAGGATCCGTCACTGTCAACGGTGCCGCTGCGGGGCTCCCTGGCGGAACCTCAGCTATTACCGAAAAAGCTAAAGAGTTGGTAGGCCCGCCCGCCCCTGATAAATCTCTCTTCCAAGTAGTGGAAGATAAGATCAGTGCGGGAATGGACAATGTCATGGGATCCCTGGAAAAAGCTTTCAAGGGGTTGGACGCAGGGCTTGGCGGGTTGCTTAGCGGTATCGGCAATATGGCCAGCGATATGTGGAATGGCGCCGGGGACGCCCTGGGGAGTGCCGCCAAATGGGTAGGCGGTATGTTTGCTTCCACTGGCGCCATCATACCCGCCAAGTTCGCAGGCGGGTACGTATCAAAATCTGGCATGATTAAAGGGCCAGGTTCTGGCACTAGCGACTCCATCCGCGGATTTATGTACACCAAGTCAGGCCGGGCGCCTATTGCCGTATCCAGCGGGGAGTCGATCCTAACTGCGAAGGCCACCAGCATGCTGGGGGAGAATACTATAAAGTCTCTCAACGCTGGGACAGCCAGGAAGTTCTCTACCGGCGGGATGGTAGCTCAGTCACGCTCAAACGCTGATGCCGCCAGCTTGAAGACGCCTTCGCCGTCTGTTACCGTGAACCCCGCTGCGCCACAGAGCATACAGATGATAAACACGATCGATTCTGATTCTGTTGTACAGGCTGGCCTCAGCAGCCCAGGGTCAGTTAAGACCCTGATGAATGTCATCAAGGCGAATAAAACCGCGTTCAAACAGGTGCTGACATAATGCCCTTTACTTCTGGAACTATAGCTATTGGCGCAGCTGCTGCGGGAGAATTCCCAAGGTTTGGATCTGATACTGTCGATTCCGATTACGGAGTTTTATTGACTGAAATCAAAAAATTCCTCTGCGGCGAAATGTCCAAACCAATCCCTGGCGGCGGCAATGCAGGGGACGGAACCGTCCACTCCTTTGACATGACAAGCCCGCTCTTTGCAGTGACAGATTCCTGGACACTGACCTTTTCCGATGCTGTTACTTTCGACATCGTCGGCGCCACTTACGGACCTGTCGGCCCCTTTACTTTGTCACTGCCTGTAGACAGGGATTACGATACCGTTTACGCCGGCATACCGGGCGGGGGTTTGTGGGTAACCGCTGGAGCCACCCCTTTTGCGGCCGGCGATGTATTTACCTTCAACACTGTGGCCAGTTCCTTAGGAGCTCAGGCTTACCAAGTCATTGCTGATACCGCTCGCGGAGTGGAAGTCACTGCTAAAACTGCCTTGGAAGTTTTAGCCTATACCCGCAGCACTGGCGAGGTAGCGTTATTCGAGCAGTTCGGGCAGTACAGCCAGGAAGGCGGCTCACTAAGATTGCCAGTGGCTATAACGGAGCTGGTTTATTACGACCAGGAAAGTTTAAGACAGACGGTATATATCGACTTCTTCACAGCTACCCAATACAAATTGAAAGATTCTGCCGGGGTTATCTTAGCCTCTGCCTCCCTTGGGGATTTTATTGATTACCGTAGCCCTACCTTTTCTATTGGGCTGCGGGTTACTAAGTCCGGGGCTGACCAAGTCTATAGCCACGCAGGGGCTGCCTCCAACGGGATTCCCCCTACTGCCAAGTCATTCGGAACCTACGGGTTGGCAGCCAACGCCAGAACAGCTTTACGTGTAAAGCCCCCTACCAATGCTTTGAGCACCGAGACCCGGATAACTAGGGTAATGACCCTAAAAGCGACTGGTCTAGTAGGGGCTGACGAGATATACATGACTTTGGCGCAAAGGGTTGGCGGAACTTCAAACGGCGATCGTTATTACCTGGACTGCAGTCTCCACAGAACCTACGACCCACTGCTAAACGTGTTTGAGCAAGTGGGCATGAGCCCTGCTGGCCGTATAAAAAACCACCAGACAGCTGCAGTAGATTACCACTTCATTGCGGACGGCCGCTCAATGAAGGTGCTGACCAAACTCACTTCCAACGACTACCAATCGCTGTCAGCCGGGTTCTTCCTGCCGCACTCCACTCCGGCTTCCTACCCTTGGCCTGGTTACGTTCTAGGAACCATTGGCAACGGACTTTTCTCGCCGATACCTGGTAACCCTCCGGTGTCGCGTCGGGACGAGGCTCCAGGGTTTTGCCCTGGGGTACATCCACTTTCCCCGCCAGTTAACGGGTACGACAAGTCCAGTACCTTATGGGTTTGCCTACCGACAGGGGCTTGGGTGCACGGGGAGAACTACTCTCAAGCGGCTTCAAGCATAGGGGCGGCGGGTGCTACTACGATATCCCTTGAAGGCTATGCGCAAAACTTTAACGCGGTGTACACAGCTCCGTGGGTTTACCGGGATACGCTATCCTCTGAAGGAGCCCACATAAACGGCTGCAGGATATCGCCTCAGGTTTACGGGGATTCCTCGGTAAAAGCCGTATTCCCAGGAATGATAATGTTTGGCTCCAAGTTCTTTAGCGGCATACTTGGCGAGTTCCCTGGAATCTATTTTATTGGGGAGAGTTCTTTCAACCCTGTGGATCGCGGAGATGTAGTGGTAGTCGACGGTGTTGATTGCCTTGTGTGGGCGGGAACTACTGTGCAGCCACAATTTGCCGCAGTTATCGCTGCGTTTGCCAAGGAGTAACTGATGACCTGGTTTACTGAGAATGCCGTGTGTGCCGGCACTGATGATCTGATCAGCAAACTTTATGCATTTCTCAATACCGCCCCATGGGGGGCTGGTCCTGGAGTTTTGGTTGGCGAGCTGGACGCTGTTAGCCCCCCCACCGGCAACCCGGTAACCATCGCCGGCAGCGCTTATTACCCTAGATGGAGTGACACATTGGGGGTTATCAACGGAACTAGGCAGAAGTTGTGGAGGTTTACCAATGGTTTGGTGGATTATTGGTTGATGCTGGATACGGCCTTTTTAGGGGCGGGAACTCCAGAGCTTGACCACCCTAATACCGGGCTGTTTGCACTGCTCACCTCGGATCTCGGGAAGACCGCTGCCCAGTTCAAAACTCTGTACGATAATGGCCACCCGGTGGATGTAGTCGCCAATAACGTCACAGCTCCAAGGTTCGCCTCCTGCTACCCAGCCTACGGAGCCTCGGAGTACCACTTCTTTTCGGACGGTTACGTAGTGCATGTCGCTTTCAAGCGGGTGACTCCTTATGGCGAATCTTGGCAGCACTTCAGTATGGGGACTATCCGAAAGGCCTCAGCCTCCTGGACAGGAGGAGAGTATTTTTCAGGTTGCTGTGCCGCCAGCCCCTCAGCTTTGCGTTGGGATTACGAGAACAACCCTAAGCAGACCGGTCAGTACGGAAATATAGTGCTAAGCAGCAATGGCGAAACTGACAGATACGTCGACTCCAGCACCAGCACTTCAGACCCGTGCGGCAAGGGAATTATTCGGGTGGTGGGCGTCCCTGATGCCTATACCCCACTGACCCGAACAGTCAATTACTGCGCTCTCGGGGATATCTTAGGCAGGGTGAATAGCAGTACTTTCTTGCCAAACCTGTTAGCCTCCGATAGCGATGCAGTTGGTTCAGTGTCTGTTCTAGGCGGTCACTCTACGCCGCACCACATCATTGGTAGGGGTGCCACCGAACCTAATACGAGACCTACTCTGGCCTCGCAGGAGCTCACCCCTAACACTTGGGACAACCGAGCTCCGGGCATTGGGGTTGATCTAATGTGTTTTGAGCCTATCAACTCTAGCCGCTGGCAGCTGCTCGGGTCGGTAGACGGTATCCGGATGGTGAATGTTAAGTATCTTTCAGATGCTGACGTAGTCAACACTGATTGGAAGGTGTTCCCGCTGGCTACCAAGTTCCCAGCCCACCCTGAGGTTGGGGAGTTTGGTAACACTAACTCTGGTAATCTTGGCATAGCCTATCGCTTTCAATAATAGGGGTTGCGAATGACTACCTACACAGGCGGGGTACGGGGGACCGGAAGCGATTATGAAGCGCTGTTTCCTGCCGTCCCGCCTGCGGCGGTTGAGCCGTATATTGAAACCCAAAGTGACCTATCGATTATTGGGGATGAGTTTGGCGGCCTGGCGTTGGTCGGTGTTTTAGGCGCTATTGCAGTACCCCCTTCCCCTACGTCCCACGTCGGGGTTATGGGAACCTCCAGCCAGAGATATTTCTTTTACGACGTGCTTCACATAAACCCCGTAGCTTTTGGCCTGGGATCGATTGCTTCTGACACTGTCCTGCAGACGGTTATCTGGAACGGGTTTTTTTCCGAATCATCTATCGACTTTGTCACCGCCTATGATTCTGCGGGGATTATTTCAAGGTTCCCTGACTTCCCGGGTGGGCCAGTCATTTACATAGCCCCATTCTCAGAGCTTTTGTGGGAGTTCCTGGTACAGAAGGACGTTGGGCCTGCCAGCTTCAACTCCGTCCAGTCGGTGGTTACCAATGACTCCACTCCTCTGCCAAATAGACAGCTGTACGTATCGATAATTGGGTCACGCTTACAGCCGTGGGCTTTTGCTCATAACTGGCAGAGCTCGTGCATGGAGACCTTGGAATGGTTAACTAGCGTACAGACAGCTCATGACGGAACTGAACACCGCACTGCTTTGCGTGATGTGGCCAGGCGGTCCCTCGAGACAGAGCTTTACCTGACCAGGGAGTCAGCCAGGAAACTGGATCACACTACGTTCAAGAGGCAGAACGGTTTCTTTGCCGCTCCTTTGGTACCTTTTGCAACTAGGCTGACTGAGGATGCCCCTGCGTCTAGCAGCTTCCTCTACTGTGATACTGATGGAAGGGGCTTTGTAGTGGGGTCTTCAGCCCTGTTGTTGGATGAGTTGGAATCATCGGGGGTAACGGTTTCCATCCTTACTATAGGCCCCAACTACCTTGAGTTAACTAACAACCTGCCTACCGCATGGCCACGAGGCAGTTCCGTTTACCCATCCGGAGCAGCAAGGGTGGTAGGGGATATTCCGTTGGTTTGGCAGACAAAAGATTTTGCTACTGGCAGGTTGCGGATGGAATTTCAGCCGACGTTTAACCCTGCCTACACCCCACATGACAACTCATTCCCAGAGTCTTACAACCCTCAGGTTGGTAATATCCCTGAGCTGGAGGTTCTTAACCACGAGCCGGACTGGGCTGGTGGGTTGTCTAAAACATTCTCTTTTGAGGCCGGGGTAACAGACAGCCAGACAGGCGCTATAGCTTTGTATTCCGTCAGCGAACGGCCTGCGAGAACTACCGTCCACAACTGGCTGTTGCGCAGCTTCCAAGAGGTCCAGAAGTTCAGGGAATTCCTGTACCGACGCCGTGGCAGAGCAAACCCTTTCTGGGCTCCGTCCTGGGTCAGTGACTTGCGTAGCGTACCCCGACTATACAACGCTGGGGATACAGAATTAGTTTTTTATGACTCAGGGTTCATGGCCTTTTCTCTGCAAAGTAATTATTTTGAAGAGTGGCACCCGGAGCGTAACCACCTACAAATTCAGTTGAAGAATGGGTCTTTTTTCAGGGCCAGGATTACCGCTGTGGAAGCAGTGGATTCAGAAACTACTAAAATAATTTTTGACCGCACTTACCTGGACACTTTTAACAGCAGCGACATTGTGAGGATATCCTGGTTGAACTTGTATCGGTTGGCGGATGATGCAGTGACCTTTGAGTGGCTGACCCCTGGGGTAGCTCGTGTGTCGCTGCCTATGGTGACCGTGCCTGATTTCATGCACGATGACGGGTACGGCGGCGGAGAAGGCCCAATATGAGTTACCAGATAGATGGAAAAGAATCTAGCGCCAGCCAATCGCAGCCCATTGAGTTTTATGAGTTCAAGGTGTATGACCAGGAGTACCTGTACACCAGCGCGGACATCGATATCTGGTACTTGGGGAAGAAGTACTTGCGGGCAGCCATACAGCGCGGGGATCTTGATGGAAGCTCGGACCCTGACCGCGGAACCCTGGAGCTGACGGTCCCCTACTTGCTGCCTATCACCCAGCAGATAATTGTCATCTCCCCCTCCTTCCCTATCGACCTGATCATTTACAGCGGTCAGCGTCAAGTTTACGACTACAGGGATTATGGCGATGAGCGGACAGATGACTCCATCCACCTAAGTGACGTCAATCAGATTTGGGTGGGCAGGGTGCATTCCTGCACCATCACCGGTGATGAGGTATCTGTCCACGCCATCAGTATCTTGAACGGCCAGTTCCGGATGGGTAATACCCTCAGGTACCAAAGGGCATGCCCTTACGCCTTGTATGAGCGCTATAACTGCAAAGTCCCTGAGAGCGCTCTGGCAACCAGCCCAGCCCCAGCGAGTATTACAGTTAACACTGCGGCAAAAGTTCAGTCGCCAGGACTGACCTGGGGGGTTTTTGCTCACTCCATAGGTAAGGACGTAGCCCTTAAATCTAACTGGTTTGTCGGCGGGTTCGTTATCTATTTCGACACTTTTGCTAAAGTGGAAGGCCGTAGGTCGATAATTGAGTACTTGCCTGACTCCGGGGATATCACAGTTTTTCCGCCTTTGCGCGGGTATTTGCAAGGGGAATGGATGACGTTTCTTCCTGGGTGCAAGCACAACTCGACTGAGTGCCAAGAGAAGTTTGATAACATAGTAAACTACGGCGGGGATCCCATACTGCCGGTTGAAGATCCTTATGACCCCTACGTAAAGGTGTTCTGACATGCCTTACAATTTTCTTGTACAGCTGGCTATCATGGTGGGGACTTCAGTGGTCTCCTACGCGCTGTCGCCTAAACCAGAAGACACCACGACAGCAAACCGTCTCGGCCGCCCTACTGCGCAGGACGGGATGGTTATTCCTGTGGTCTTTGGCCCAGCTGTCATTAAAGACGTGTGCGTCCTGGGGTTTGGCGATATAAGTACTCACGCAATTATAGCCAACGGCGGTAAATAACGTGGCCGAAGATCTGATTATCCTGCCACGGGACCTGAAGATGGTTCGCAAGGGCACCAATACAGGTTACTGCCGGC